GCGGGTGATGCTGAACATCAAAATGATCCGGACGCGAAAATAACGTGGTGTTCTATGGAGGAGACTCCAGAATGATATTTTGTAAAGGAGATATTTCAAAATGGAAAACTACGAAAACAAAGAATTGCTGAAAGACGCGGCGAAGAAATCGCTGGAAAGTCTTAAGGATCTGAAGCCGGGTACGGAAGAGTACAATACGGCTGCAAACATGGCGTTGAAGCTGTACGATATGCAGCTCAAGGATGAAGCGCAGGAAAACGAAAAACAGCTGAAAGAGGACGAGGCCGTGCGGAAAGTGCACGAACTGGAACTCGATCAGGAGAAAGCGGAGAAGGCGCGCAAACTTGACTGGGCAAAGATCGGCATGAAGGCGCTGACGTTTGCAGGCACGATTGGTATGACCGTGTACTGGTCGATCTGCGAGGCGGGCGGTGTAACGCAGCTGTCGAGAGCAATCGGCGAGGGAGTACATGAACTGAAGAGAGGCTTTACGGAAAAAGATTAAAAAGGAGGAACCGAGGAGGGTTCGTGGCGAAAGCTGCGGACTCTCTTTATTTTTATGCGATACCACGATAACGCTCAGCCGCAGGAGTGGACGAACTACTATGGGAGCGTCTACCGTTGCAACCATCCTGTGTACCGGGTATGCACCTTGTATAAAGAGCACAGCAAGGGCCTGTGCGTGATCCAGCAGCGCTACAACGAGAAAAGCAAAGCGACCTACTGGAGCGCCATAGACCCATGGCTGACCGATAAAATTTACTTGCATGATGGGTTCAAGGAATATTTTGACAGCCATGCCAAACGAAAAAATCAAAACGGAGAATATCCTACCGTGACCGTGCGACAGATCATGTGGGCGCTGCGGATGAAGCCATTGAAAAAAGAACGCTGGGAGACTGTGTTTGACAGAAGCACGATTTAGGACGCGAATATTTCTGTGTGCTTTATGAGACGAGTTACGTCTTAACATTTATATTTTTTGGAGGTATGAAAGATGAAAATTGACGCAAGATTAGTTAAACAGAGCGTAGGCATGATCGTTGGTGGCGTCATTTTTGCATGGAGTGCGATGGACAAGGGCCGGATTGACGGCATTAAGGAAGGAAAGTGGCTTCAGGCAGGATGGACAACACGTGCAATCGAAGACGTGTACGAAAAGGGAAAGGCGGATGATATTATCAATCGAGTTAATGCCAAATTCCATGAATATAGAAACGAAAAGTAACTCAAAGGCGGGAGCCGTGGAGAAATCTGCGGCTCTTATTTTTTTGCAGACGCGAGAAAAACTTGCTCTATTATGAAGGAGGTGAGAGTTATGGAATACCTTCTGGCAAAGAGCGACAGACAGCTCGGTATTTGCCTGAGAATGCTGTATGACGAAGGATACAAAGGTTTGGTTGTTGAAAGTGCGATAAACGCTAAGAACCGAATGGAGTTCCACGTCAAGGTTATGGCTGACGAAGACAAGATGGCGAAGTTGAATGACCGCTACCAGACGTTGATTTCCTAAATCTTACTCTGGAGGGCAAAAGATCTGAAACATGGTCTTTTGCTTTTGTCTGGGCCATGCTATAATGAAACAAAGGGAGGCGAAGAGCATGAGAGTGACATCGCACATGATCGTTCCCGTGAAGAAAAACGGCAAGTGGACGACCTATATCAAAGAGTTCGAGGAAGATATTCCAGATTTGGGACGACACTGCCTGATGTGCAATTCCTGCGGCGAACCGAGCTATCCCGAATGCATGAAAAAATGCCCGGTGGAGCGTGATCGTGTCGAGCGCGAACAGAAGAAAGCACAGGAGAAAATTGCCAAACATAAGGTCGAGATTGATATTTTGGCCGGGCTGGTTCGTGATGGTTTGCTGAAAGTGGAAGACGCTGCGCCGCGTGTGGAAATGACCGTGGAAGAATTTGAAGCGGCGATGCCAAAATGATATTTGAACCAGAGAGCTTACGAGAAATCGTAGGCTCTTTTTATTTTGTCCAAACGCGAAAAAATCTCCTTGCTTTATGGAGCGAAGACCATGAACAAAGGAGAATACTATGCGAGAAAACAAATTTTGGAACTATTCGATTACGATTGGCAACATGATTGTGACATTGGCATTCGGACTTGGAGTGGGTCTGGTAGTGCTGTTGTTTACATTGATTGTGCGATCGATTCTTAGCAAGAAATGACAAAACAAGGTACGAACTGAACTTGTCTTTGTTCCGGAATTGAGCTGTGGAGAGATCTGCGGCTCTTTCTTTTTTCTCCGCAAAGACGCGAAAAATTCACCTTGCTTTATGGAGGTAAGAGGGCTTTATCGAAAGGAGAAATTACTATGATGAAAGCTATCAAAAACTTTATGAAAAAACCTATTACTTGGGGCGACAGCTTTAAGTGGAGCGGTATTGCTCTGGGACTGTATGCAGCAGTCATCGGGGCAATCGCTGCTTACGAGAAGTGGATCGCTTATAAGGACAAGGCAGAGAGGCTTGATAAATACAATTCATTCAGAGATATGAATAATCAAATCTGAAAGATCACGCCCTCTTATCTTTTTTGAAAATGATATTTCGGAGGTCGAACGCTATGGAGGACATTATGCTGATCCGGTCAAGTTTTATGCGCCGTATCATTTCACAGATCATCAACAAGGCTTTGAAGAAGCAGACACCCGGTGTAGAAGTGGAGCTGAAAGAAGCTCAGGTAAACTGGGTGGACAAGGAGCAGAAGCTGCGGGTACATCTGGAGCTGGATGCGGAGGTAACGAAGGCTCAGCTGAATGATATTCTGAAAAAAGCTGGAGTGCTGTGACGCGAAATTTTCAGTGTGTTTTATGAGATGATTAGTCTCAGATTTATATTTGTGGAGGTATGAATTATGAAGAAGCTGGTGAAGGTTGCTTTGGGCGCAGTGGCGTTTCTTGGCATTACCGAGTTGTACTGCGTTGAAACCGTTGCCATCATGTGGAGAAAACTTATGATGCGCAATGATGATTCAGCGGCAGACGCACTCGACAATGCGATGAAAGCAGGCCGAGCGAACTGGGAACTGAAGCTGTATGAATTCCTGAAAACAGATCAGGCCGAAAGGTATCTGAAGCACTAATCGAAAACGGAGCTTACGAGAAATCGTAGGCTCTTTTATTTTTCAAAATGGAGGTTTGACAATGAAACTGACGAAAACATGCGCAAAGTTTCTGCGTAAACATGGCGGAACGATCCTTGCCATCGGAGCCTCAATTGGTGTGGGTCTGACCATGTGGGAGACGGGAAAGGCGACTGTGAAGGCTACCACGCTCGTTACTATGAACAAGGACGAGCCTATGACGAAAAAAGAAATCGTCAAAGACTGCTGGAAGTTTTATATTCCAGCGGCTGTGGTTGGTGCTGGAACTGTGGCGTGCATTCTGGGGTCCAATGCGCTGAACAAGAAACAGCTGGCCAGTATGACCGCTGCCTACATGGCACTGGGAAAAACCTATCAGGAGTACCGCAGGGAGGTGGCGGAGCGCATCGGTGCTGAAGAGGAAAAAAAGCTTCGCATGGAAGTTGCTGAAAAGACAAAAGGTGAGGATATTCAGCGGGATAAAGATGGTGATGTCATCCGGCTGTTCTACGAGCCTGCGTCGAAAAGATATTTTCATGCCACCATGTCCCGTGTCATTGAGGCATCGTACTATTTCAACCGGGAACTGGCCACGAACGGTTGCATTTCTGTGAACGAATGGTGCAACTATCTCTGCGCTGATGAACTTACTGTTACACCAGAAGGCGACGAAATGGGATGGTGTCTGGACCAACTCATATATGACGGGGATGCCTACTGGATGGACTTTGAATACGATAAACAAATCACGGATGATGGACTGGAGTGCTATTACCTGGCGCCTGCACTTGATCCGGTTAAAAATTACCTGAATTATGAGGAGGACACTTATCATGCATAAGATCGACTGGTGGAAAGTTGCATCTGTGGCACTGATGGCTGCAAGCGCAGTGCTGAGCTTTGGACATGACCTGATCGAGGATAAAAAGACCGAGGAAGACCTGCAGGACATGGTACAGGAAGAAGTACGGCGGCAGTTAGCAGAAAAGAACCAGTAAACGCGAAAAATACAGGCTCCTTTATGGAAGAGAAATCCAATTTGAACAAAGTAAAGGAGAATGATATTTATGTACGATTACAATTTTTACGAACAAATGGACAGCCTGATGGTAAATCTGCTGGTAGATCTGGCCATCAACATGGTACGTGTGCTGTATGCTACAGTACGATACGTGTTGATGCAGCCGATCAGACTGGTGGAATACATCTGGTACTGTATCCAGATCGAGCGTGAATGTGACCGTGAGGAAACGATTCGCTTCGAGAATTTGAAACGAACTGGACACATCTGACGAAAGCGAGGGCTTACGAGAAATCGTAGGCTCTTTCTTTTTATATTTTACGGAGGTATGAAAAATGAACCTGAAATCATTTGCAAAAGCGAGCAGGCAGATGCTGAATCGCAATGCATCCAAGATCCTGGCGGGCTTTGCCATCGGTGCAGGCGTCATGGCTGTAGGCTTCGCCATCGAGGCAACTCCGAAGGCGATGATTCTGTTGGAGGAAAAGAAGGTAGAGCTCGGTGTCGAAAAGCTGGATGCGAAGACCATTGTCAAAACGGCTGGCCCGGTATACATTCCGACGGTCGTGAGCATGGGCCTTTCAACCGCGTGCACGATCGGTGCGCTGAAGGTGAAGAGCCAGCAGAACGCCGCGCTGGCTGCAGCGTGCACGCTCTCGGAAACGGCTCTGCGAACCTACCAGAATAAAGTCGTTGAGACCATTGGCGCAGAGAAGGAACAGGAGATCCGTGAGGCTGTTGCTCTGGATAAGATGGCAAAGAGTCCGGAACCAGCAGTGATCCCGAACGCAAAAGGGGTCAAAATGGATGATATTTCTTATGACCAGCGGGTAAAATGTTGGGAAAGCCTGAGCGGGAACTACTTTTGGACCACACGGAATGCCATTGAACGGGCTATCAACGGGGTCAACAAGCAACTGCTCAGCGATTTCCGTGTGACCGAAAACGACCTGTTTGATTATCTGGGCATGGAACATAACCGAAACGGCGATCTGCTTGGGTGGGATACCGACACGACCATGGAAGTGGAAACGTTCTATGCTTCCAAACTTGATGAAGATGGAATGCCGTGTCTTGTACTGGATTATCGTACACCGCCCAAGTGGCTGGGCTATTGATTTTTTCAATGCCCGGAACAGACGCGAAAAATTCACCTTGCTTTATGGAGGTAAAACTCCAACATTACAAAACTTTATATTAAAGAAAGAGGTAACAAAAATGGACGAAATGAATAACATGAACGAGACTACTGTCATGGAGAATGAGAACTCTGTGGAGGTTGTTCCGGAGGAGAACGTTCAGATGATCGAAAACGAGGAGACTTCGGGCATCGATCCGAAGCTTGTGCTTGGTGCGGCTGTGATTGCTGGTGCTGCCATTGTGGGCGGTATCAAGCATCTGAAGAGCAAAAAGAACAAGCCGGCGGATGATAAGCCGAAGACCAAGAAGAAGATCCATCTGCGTGCACCTTGGACGATCACCGAGGAGGCCGTTCCTGAAAAGACGGAGGACGCTGATAAGGAAGTTGTTGAGGAACCTTCTGACGAGGAAGAGTAATGTTTGGTAAGGCGAGAGCTGTGGAGAAATCTGCAGCTCTTACTTTTTTGCTTTTGAAAGGGGAAAGACATGGCACAAGTAGATATGCCGAAGTCCAGCATTGGCCAGATGCCGACCGAGCCGAAAAAGAAGCTTGAGAAGGTCGTCAAGGGTAAGGTGGCAGTGAAAGAGCAAAGCGATATGCAGAAGATCGCATCACAGTTTCTGGCCGAAGACCTGAAAACGGTGAAAGACCGTATCCTGACCGATTACCTGCTGCCGATGCTCAAGAACGGTGCATGGAGCATCCTGAACTCGGCGTTCAGCATTGCACTCTGGGGCGAAGACCGCAGCCGCGGCGGCTCGAACAATTATTACGGAAATAACCGTGGCCAGCGCAACAGCTACGATGGCTATTATCAGGGTAGCCAGAACAATCGCCCGAACCCGCCGCCTGTACGCAGAAGTCTGCAAAATCTGGATTTCGAGAGTCGGGGTGATGCTGAGGACACTCTGGCGGGTCTCAGGGACGCGCTGTACCGCTACCGGCAGGTTTCGGTGGGCGATCTGTGGGATCTGATGGGCGTGACAAACGATTCGACCGACTACAATTATGGCTGGTACAACCTCGATGATGCATTCATCAAAGGCATCCCCGGCGGATTCCGACTGGTTCTGCCGCACACTGTACCGCTGCGCTGATAGAAAGGACTGATATTTTATGAAGTTTCTGAAAAACGTGAAAACCGACGAGTTCATGGCAACTGTGACCCGGACTGCCTCGAAGTATGGCTATAAGCTGAAGAAAGCAAGCCCTACCATCATGATCTTCGGTGCTGCTATTGTGGGCGTAGCAGCGACCGTCTCTGCCTGCAAGGCGACTGTGAAGGCTCAGGATATTCTGGAGGATCATAACGAGATGGTGAAGGCCATCCATGAGACCAAGGAAAAGGTCGATAGCGGTGAAATAATCCTGAAGGAAGATGCTGCCTACACCGAGAACGATTACAAGAAGGACCTGACCACGGCCTATGTGCAGACCGGCCTGAAACTGGCGAAAATCTATGCACCTGCAGTAACCATGGGCACGGTTGCACTCGGCTGCATGTTCGGCTCGCACCACATCATGACCAAGCGTAACGCCAGCCTGACTGCCGCCTACATCGCTCTGGATAAGGCCTTCAACGAGTACAAAGGCCGTGTGACCGACCGCTTTGGCGACCGTGTACAGCAGGAGCTTGAGCACAACATCAAGGCAGTTGAGGTCGAGACCACCCGGAAGAATGCCGATGGCGTGGAAGAAACCGTTAAACAGTACACGGATGTGGCAATGGCACACACCAGCCCCTATACGCTGATCTACGATGAGACGGTGAGTTCCTGGGATAAGGATGCACAGCTGAACATGTCCCATCTGATCCAGGCGCAGGCTGCTGCAAACCGGAAACTCCACCGCCAAGGCCATCTGTTCCTTAACGATGTCATTGATATTTTGGACCCCTATGGCAACGGTATGCACCACACCCCCGAAGGCCAGGTCGTCGGCTGGATCTTGAGCCAGGGCGATCCTACGAAGGAAAATCGTGTGGACTTTGGTGTAACCAACTATGTTGAGAACAACGATGCGCTGAACAATTTCATCGACGGGTTCGAGCGCTCTGTCCTGCTGCGGTTCAACTGTGACGGCGTGATCATCGACAAAATCTGAGACTGATATTTTGGAGGAACTTGCTATGACCAGATACGTTAAGACGCTTTCTTATCTGTTTGCTGCCATGGCCGGAGTGTGCTTCGTCTCTGGTCTGGCAGTTCTTTCGGAGTGAGGTGTACGATGGACAGTTTGGAAAATGCATTCCTGTTTCTGGACTATCTGACCGATACCAGGCGCAAGCGCCACATGGTGGGAGGCATTCTGATGAGTGTCTCCCTTTTCTTTGGCGGTCTGGCGTTTACCATGATGACGATTAAAGGAGAAGACAATGAATCGGACAATTCGTGATGTTTTGCTGTTTGGCGCAGGTTTTGCCGCAGGTGCGTATGTTGTGCACACGGTCTTCCGTACGAAGTACCAGGAGTACGCCGATGCACAAATTGATGATGTGCGCGACCACTACCGCAAGAAGGAAGCTGATCTGGATACCATGATCGAAGAAAAGGCCCAGCAGAAGAGCATGGAGCAGCTTACGGGAAAGTACCGCACCGAGTCCGACCCGGAAGATATTGTGACCCACGACCCCATTGAGATCATTCAGCCGGACGAGTTCGGTGGCATCGACGACTATGAGACTCGCGGGCTGACCTATTATGCCGATGGCAAGCTGGTATTCGACGAGGAGACGATGCCTGTGAACGACGATGATATTCCAAACATCATCGGAACAGAGGCGCTGAACCACTTTGGCGAGTTCATGCCCAGCACGATTCATGTGCGAAACAACAACTATCATAAGGACTATGAGATCATTCAGGTTCGTCAGAACTGGGGCGACCTCTATCCGGAAGAGGAGGAAGAATGATATTTTCGGATCTTGGAGAACAGTATTATGACTGGCTCCACAAAATCGTGTGCGGCGAATGGGAGCCGAGAAATCTCTCGTTCCATCGGCTGCTCATGTACTTACATAATCGCACTTATATTCCGGCCTGCGAAATGGACCAGTGCAGAGCAGAAGATGGTGTGAATCTGCGTTACCGTTTTGCCAGCGAATGCGATATTCCGTATGACAAGATCGATGCGGAGTTCCACGGTGTTCCGTGCAGTATGCTGGAAATGATGGTGGCCCTTGCGGTGCGCATCGAAGAACATATTATGGAGGATTCCAGTGCGGGAAACCGTGTCGGGCAGTGGTTCTGGAACATGATTGTCAGTCTCGGGCTTGCTGCCATGGACGACGGCCGGTTTCACGAAGACCGGGCAGATTATATTCTGGACAGATTTGAGCGCAGAGACTATGAATACAATGGTGCCGGCGGTCTCTTTACAGTGAACCATCCGACCGAAGATATGCGTCGGCTTGATATTTGGTATCAGCTGATGCACTACCTGCAGGAAAACGAATTTTGAAAGGAAAATCAACATGGATATGACGAATATTATGTATGAATTGGTCAACACTAAAACTTCGCTGACCATTGCCGACCGTACCATCGAAACTCTGCAGAAGCAGAACCGGCGTCTGAATCGTCGGTGCCTGCGCCAGAGTCTGATTATCGCAGGACTGACATGGCTCACCGTTACGGCCTGCAGGATGCTGAGCGAGAACGATAAGAAGCGCAAAGAGGCTGAGGAAGACGCCCGGCAGCTCCACGCGGAACTTGCTCATACGCAGCAGGTGTTGGACGATGTGAACCGCAAGAACGCCGAACAGTTCTGGACGGAGAGCAGCACAAGTGCGACGGAAGCCGAAAAAGATATCTGCTGCGATGGGAAGGCAACCATTAACAAAAAGCCGGAATAAAATGCATGGAAAGGAGGAAGTCAGTTGCCGATGATTGATTTCCTGAGGATCGCCACGCGAACCGGAAAACACGGGGTGATCGAAGTGTACCCAAACTTTATCATCACCAAGTCGAAAGACCTGATGATCCGGGGTTCTGATTTCTATGCGATCTGGCTGGAAGAACGCGGCTTGTGGAGTACCGAAGAGCAGGATGCGTTGCAGCTCATTGACCGTGAACTTGATATTTATGCAAACGAGCATAAGCAGTTTCTGGGCGATAATGTTCGAGTCTTACATATGTGGGATGCACAGTCTGGCATGATTGATATTTGGCACAAATATTGTCAGCGCCAGATGCGGGACAACTATCATACCCTCGATGAGACATTGATATTTGCAAACACCTCTGTCAAAAAAGACAGTTATGCATCCAAACGACTGCCGTACCCGCTGGAACAGGGGAGCATTGCCGCCTATGACGAGCTGATGACCACGCTGTATACGCCGGAGGAACGTGAAAAGATCGAATGGGCCATTGGTTCTATTGTAAACGGGGATTCCAAAAAGATCCAGAAGTTCCTTGTTCTGTATGGTCCGCCCGGAAGCGGCAAATCGACCATTCTGAACATCATCCAGAAAATGTTTGATGGATACTGGGCAGTGTTTGACTCGAAGGCACTTGGCTCATCATCCAATGCGTTTGCACTGGAAGCGTTCAAATCGAACCCGCTGATCGCAATTCAGCATGACGGCGATTTATCGCGTATCGAGGACAATACCCGATTAAACTCACTGGTTTCCCACGAGACCATGATGGTGAACGAGAAGTTCCGCAGTGCCTACGCAAGCCAGTTCAAGTGCTTCATGTTTCTCGGTACAAACAAGCCCGTAAAGATCACGGATGCAAAATCGGGTCTGATTCGGCGACTGATCGATGTGGAGCCGAGCGGCGAAAAAATACCGGCAAAGAAATACCGCGACCTCGTAGGCAAGGTTGACTTTGAATTGGGTGCTATTGCATGGTATTGCAAAGACGTTTACGAGAAAAACAAGCATCGTTACGACGATTATGTTCCGACACGAATGCTTGGTGCATCCAACGACTTCTACAACTTCATGCTGGACTCCTACTACATCTTCAAAAAAGAAGATGGCGTATCGCTGAAACGTGCCTGGGCAATGTATGACACCTACAATCAGGAGGCAAAAGTTTCGTATCCTTACTCCAGGCGAGCGTTCCGTGAAGAATTGATGAACTATTTCTCGGATTACAAAGAACGTGCCGAGGATATGAACGGCGAGCGGGTGCGCAGCTACTACAGCGGCTTCAAGTACGAAAAATTCAAAGAATTTCTGGAAGACCCTCCCCCAGGGGTTGATGCGGGAAATGACCCCCCTGCCTCCTCCTGGATCGAATTGAAGGAGCAGCATTCTCTCTTTAATGACATTTGCAAGGACTGCCTGGCGCAATATGCGAACGAAAATGGCACTCCCATGCAGAAGTGGGAGAATGTCAAAACCAGATTGACCGGGATCGATACAAAAAAGCTACATTATGTAAAGGTCCCGGAGAACCACATCGTCATTGACTTTGATATTCCCGGCCCGGATGGGAGTAAGAGCTTTGAGCGCAACCTTGAAGCTGCTTCCAAATGGCCAAAGACCTATGCGGAGCTGAGTAAATCTGGTGCGGGAATCCACCTGCACTATATTTACACCGGCGATGCAACGAAGCTGAGCAGAATCTACGACGAGAACATTGAGGTCAAGGTGTTCACGGGAAAATCTTCTCTGCGAAGAAAATTGTCGAAGTGCAATGATATTTCCATCGCAAACATCAGCAGTGGCTTGCCGTTGAAGGGAGAAAAAGCAATGGTCGATGTAAAGCAGATCCAGAATGAGAAGCATCTGCGCATTCTCATCAAGAAAGCGCTGGCAAAGGAGATCAGCCCGTATACAAAGCCAAGTGTGGACTTTATTGCCCACGTTATGGACGAGGCATATGAAGGCAACGTCCCTTATAATGTGGATGACATGCGGAATGCCATCTTGGGGTTCGCTGCCAGCAGCACCAATCAGGCGGAGACCTGTCTGAAGATCGTGGCGAAGATGCACTTCAAATCGAAGGACGATATTCAGCGGGAGGCTCCTGCGGGGGAGGAAACGCCATTGATATTTTTCGACGTGGAGGTGTTCCCGAATCTGCTGCTCGTGAACTGGAAGTTTGCCAAGCAGGGGCCTGTACACCGCATGGTGAATCCTGCACCGGACGAGATCGAGAGCCTGACAAAGTATCGGTTGGTCGGCTTCAACAACCGCAAGTACGACAACCATATCCTTTGGGCCCGCATGATCGGGATGTCGGTGGAGCAGATCTATGCGTTGTCCAACCGGATCATCAACGAGCACACGGGCTTCTTTGGTGAGGCGTACAACCTGTCCTACACTGATATTTACGACTTCTCATCGAAAAAACAGAGCCTAAAGAAGTTTGAAATCGAATTGGGCATCAAGCATCAGGAGCTGGGGCTTCCGTGGGATCAGCCGGTGCCGAAGAGCCTGTGGGACAAGGTGGCCGAGTATTGCGACAACGACGTGATCGCGACCGAGACCCTATTCTACTCGAAAAAGCGTCAGGCAGACTTTGTGGCACGTGAGATCCTGGCAGACCTTGCCGGTATGACGGTGAACGACACGACAAACTCGCTGACAACACGCATTATTTTCGGCAAGGAAAAGCACCCCCGGCTGGTCTACACCGACCTTGCCACGGGGAAATCCGATGCAATCGTGGAAGTCGAGCCTGATATTTTGACGGACTGCAACATCATCAATGCCTTCCCCGGTTACGAGTGGGCCAAAGGTGAAGACGGCAAGTACCACAACATGTTCCGGGGCACAGACCTGGGCATGGGCGGTTATGTCTACGCTGAGCCAGGAATGTACACGAATGTGGCTTTGCTGGACGTTGCGTCGCTGCATCCGCATTCGGCTGTTGCCATGAACTACTTTGGCGAGTACACCAAGCATTTCAACGACCTGATGGATGTGCGAATCTATGTCAAGCACGGCGAGTACGAGAAGGCAAAGGGGCTTTTTGGCGGTAAACTGGCAAAATACCTTGATGACCCGCAGCAGGCAAAAGCTTTAGCGCAAGCGTTGAAAATCGCCATCAATTCGGTTTACGGGTTGACCAGTGCAAGCTTCGACAACCCGTTCCGCAACCCCAAGAACGTCAACAACATTGTGGCGCTTCGAGGGGCTTTATTTATGCGCACTTTGCAGGATGAAGTGCAGCAGCGTGGCTTTAAGGTGGCGCACATAAAAACTGATTCGATCAAGATCCCCGATGCGACCCCGGAGATCATTGCGTACTGCATGGATTTTGCGAAGAAGTACGGCTACACGTTCGAGCACGAAGCTACTTATGAGCGGATGTGTTTGGTGAATAACGCCGTATACATTGCCAAGTACATGGATGCCGACCAGTGCGAGGCGCTTTACGGTTATATCCCGGGCGACTGCAAGGACGAAGGCGGCGAATGGACGGCTACGGGCACACAGTTCCAAGTGCCGTATGTGTTCAAGACCCTGTTCTCCAAGGAGAAGATCGAGTTCACTGACCTCTGCGAGACAAAGACCGTTTCCAAGGGCGCTATCTATCTCGACAAGAACGAAGATCTGCCTGAAGGCGAACACAATTATATTTTTGTGGGACGCGTGGGACAGTTCTGCCCGATCATGCCGGGAAAGGGCGGCGCTCTGCTGCTGCGGGAAGCGGGCCTGACGGATACCGGCGAACGGAAATATGCTTCTGTGACCGGAGCAAAGGATTACCGCTGGCTGGAAAGCGAGGCGGTCTATCAGCTCCAGATGCAGGAGGATATCGACAAAAGATATTTCAACCGGGAAGTCGATGAGGCAGTTGAGGAAATCTCCAAGTACGGCGACTTCAACTGGTTCGTTGGTGACGATGGCGTTGCTCCCTGGACAGCACCGGATCTTCCATGGAGCGATGCGCAGGAAGAAGCAGCAAGAAATTTTGACGTGAGGTGATATTTTATGGCGAACAAGCTGTGTGATTCCCAAGGACAACTGATTGGCTATATCGAAACCGTCGAGAAGAATATGCACGACGGCCTGACGAGAGTGATTCTTCATACTGGTCATGAACTCACATTTCTCCAGGGTGATCTGATCGCTGATCGGGGTGGTAATTTGAGTATTCGTTATGGAGGGCTCAATGCGGGTAAGAAGAGCGCTTCTGCTGCGAACACCGCTGCTATCAAGGACGTTATCTTTGCTCCTCCGGCCACGATCATTTACTGGTCGGATGGCTCCAAGACCGTTGTGAAGTGCAGCGAGAAGGATGTTTTCGACCCGGAGAAGGGGCTGGCCATGGCGATCGCAAAGCGTTGCGGCGGCAACAAGGGCAACTATTACAAGGAGATCCAGAATTGGGTCGAGAAGAGCGGGAAGAAGTATCCCGGGAAGACTGCTACGCAGAAGAAAGCTGCCCCCTAAGTCTAATCCCGATCGAGAATCTATGAAGAAGTGGATTTCCAAGGCCAATGAGGACTGGAATGAATTCCTTAAAGCCAGCGCAAATAATGACCATACGGAGCTCCTTCTCAATATGAATTCCCTCACTGCAGACCTGAAAATTCTGGAAATTGAAATCAACAAGTAAAAAGGAGACTGATATTTATGTACACCAAGCGCCAGAAAGTCAATATCGACGATACCCGTTTTATCTTTACCACCAACTTCTCCGGCGACCCGGAGCGTGACCGCTTTGGCTCTGACCAGCGCCGTGTCAACGTGGTAATTCCTACCGAGGAGCTCGCGCAGCATCTGCTGGATCTGGGTGTAAAGGTCAAGCAGACCAAGCCGAACCCTGAGCGCACTTACGACGAGCCGTTTGTGCCCACGCTCTACGTGCCGGTCAACATCAAGATGGACTCCAAGTGGCCGCCGCACATCTATTGGGTCACAACTGCTGGCAAGCGCCTGCTCTGCAACGAGGACACCATCAGCCAGCTGGACTTCATCCGTGTCAAGAACGTCTGCCTGCAAGCAAATCTCGTTGAGAAGAGAAACTTCCCTGGCGAATACAGTCTGTACGCCGATGTGATGTATGTTGAGCAGGATGCTGATGCTGACCCGTATGCGGAGCGCTACGCTCAGTACGCAGAGCCTGCTCCTGAAGTGCCGTTCTAAGGAGGATACTATGGAAAAACTGTTTATCAGCTGTCCTATGCGCGCTCGCACTGCAGAACAGATCCATGCGACTATGGACCAGATGCATAAAATCGCCGAGGCTATTTTCGGCGAAGAACTGGAGGTCATCCCGACTTACTTTGAGGGCACCCCTCCTGAAAATGCCAATGACCGTCTGTGGTATCTGGGTAAATCCATTGAGAAAATGTCCGAGGCGGATTGCTTCATCGGCATTTTCGATGACCAGAAAGCTTATGATGGCTGCATCATCGAGAACCATGTCGCCAAACTCTACGGTGTACCGCAGTATCTGGTGAATATTGCGTACGTAGCACCGGACATCATGGAGCAGCGTTTGCAGAATATGGTCTGATGGTATTTATCGAGTGCCGGGGTCGGTCCTCGGTTTAATGTGCCAGTCGGTGAGTGCCCACGTCGCAAATGGCGTTCTCAGAGGAAACAGCTCGATTGATATTTTGATTTTGGGAGGTTGAACGTATGAAAGTCTTGAGAATCCAGCCCAAGAAGTATCCTGAAGTTATTGAAATCGACGGCTCGCTCGAATCTCTTCAGAAAGAAGTGGCCGGTCTGATTCAGGCGGTCTACCCGTGGGATGATCCGGTTGCACTTATCTGCAATGAGGAAGGAAAACTGGCCGAAGATTCCTTCAGTAACTGTAACAGAGTGCTTCATAATGAGATTGGGATTCCCTATGATATTGTTGTTGGAACTTTCCTGATCGTTGGTCTGACCGAGGATGATTTCGGCGACCTGTCACAGGAACTCATTCAGAGGTACGAAAAGCTTTTCCATAACCCGGAAGAGTTTGATTACTTTACGGATGCTCAGGGAAGAACACATCTGGACGTTCGCCCCTGTGAACCTGAAGATAACGCGAAATAATCCACTTCCTTAGCAGATGCATAAGAGCTTCGGAGAAATCTGAGGCTCTTTTTATTTTGGGTCAGTAGCTTAGTCTGGCTGAAAGCTGGCAGCTCATAACTGCATGATCGCGGGTTCAAATCCTGCCTGACCCACCAGAGGTGCAAGCCTTATATTTGAATAAGCAAAGGAGAGAACAGCATGAGCGCAAGAAACTATGTTCCGGCAATGGTGAAATGGATGGTCGAGGAAGGTACCAAGAACACCTCCAGCGGCAACTGGATATTCACGAGCGCGGAAATTGCAGAAGCATTTCCTGTAGCCGAAAGCAGCGTGATTGAGATGTTTGGAGTAATCCTGACCGAAGTTTATCAGCATGAAGCTGTGGCGGAAGCAAATGTAAATTTCGAGAGCGACGGTTCGGCAACTTTCGATTTGACCTTCTACACAGATTATTGCCCGAATATCAGTGATGAAACAAAGGCTGGGTGATTTTCATGGGTGATAGCAAAGTTACAAAGCGCTGTGCAAAGTGTGGCGCTGTGATGCACAACGTGTCTGTGGCAAGGAAATACTGCGATTTTTGCAGATTTGGCTATGCAACCAATGACCCGGTACTGCCTTTGGTACATCCGAAGTACACTGGGCCGACTCTGCAGGAAATCATGAGAGAGGCTACCAAGGAGGGGCTTCAGTATGCAGAATATTGTAAAAAACACGGACTGCACTAATCACATAAAGGAACTCTGGAAAGTTTTTACAAAAGAAGGCAAAGAACTTTTTTCCTACACGATTCGCGGCGAAGGTGAAGACGAGGAAGAATGCACCAAACAGCTTTTAGCTTATGAGAATCATTGCAATCCTAACCAGATTCATGTTCACACGGAAATGAGGTGATTGGATGGCGGGTATAACGCTCTATGACTACCAAAAAGATGCGCTGGAACGAATGAAAATCGGATGCATCTTATGTGGTGGTGTAGGAAGCGGAAAATCAAGAACAAGTTTGGCATTTTACTATACGCTCTATGGTGGCACAGTCAACACCAAAAACTATGTTAAGATGCATGATCCACCCGACTTGTGTATTATCACCACTGCGAGGAAGCGCGATACAGGCGAGTGGGAGGAAGAACTGGCCCATTTCTATATGTCCACCGACAGCAACCTTGATATTTACGATCACAAGGTGGTTGTGGATTCATGGAACAACATCGGAAAGTACGTCGGCGTGAAGAACGCATTTTTCATTTTCGATGAGCAGAGAGTTGTTGGCGGCGGGCAATGGGTCAAATCCTTCCTGAAAATCGCGAAGGAGAATGACTGGATTCTTCTGAGCGCTACTCCGGGAGATTGCTGGACAGATTACATTCCGGTGTTTATTGCAAACGGGTTCTATAAAAACCGGACGCAGTTCAACAATGAACACGTAATCTATAGTCGTTTTTCCAAGTATCCGAAAATTGACCGGTATCTGAACACCCAGCGACTGGTACGCTTGCGTGAACGAGTGCTTGTAGATATGGACTTTGAGCGACCTACTGTATCCCACCATGAGAATGTTTTTGTCGAGTATGACAAGCCTAAGTATCTGGAAATTTGTAAAACTCGCTGGAACCTGTGGGAAAACAAACCCATTGAGACCGCCAGCGAGTTTTGTTATTTGCTGCGGAAACTGGTGAACACAGACCTGACTAGGTCGCAAAAAGTTCTGGATATTTGCATGACCCGCCCCAGAGTCATAATCTTCTATAATTTCGATTATGAGCTGGATATTCTCATGAATCTGCCCTATGGCGGTGATGCGGAAGTAGCGCAATGGAACGGCCATAAGCACCAGCCAATCCCTGACGGTAAGAAGTGGGTATACCTGGTCCAGTACAATGCGGGCGCAGAAGGTTGGAACTGCATCAAGACCGATACCGTCATATTCTACTCGCAGAACTACTCCTACAAAATTATGGAGCAGGCTGCAGGCAGAATCGACCGGCTGAACACACCTTACAAGAACCTATTCTACTATCATCTGAAGAGCAGGGCTGGTATTGATCTTGCAATCGGCAGAGCCCTGATGGAAAAGAAAAAGTTCAACGAAAGGAAATTTTATGGCATATAAAAATTGTCCGATGTGCACGAGATATGATTATTGCATGGAAGACGGGCGAGTGTGTGGCGTTACCGAAAAACTCATTGAACAATGGTTTGACGAAAAGCTCGAAGTATTAAACGAGACCCTCGATGTTTGTCGGCAACAGTCAGCATTTGGAAATGTTTTTCTCATGCTGTCTGATAGTGATATTGAGGCATTGAAATCGGGAAAGGTTTTGCACTGGGCGGGCGAAACGTTCAAATGCGGAATATTTGTTCGATATGAAGGAGTCAAGAAAAATGTGCAACCCATCGAAGAAAACAATCAAGAAAATCGACCGGATGCTGGAGAGCAGATGTAAGGAGCATAGAACGTTTGGAAATGCGCTGAAAATGTATATTTTTCGCAATCCTACTGAAATCGGCTTGGATTATGTAACATTCTGCGGCAAGGCTGGATATTTCATCGGAGTTTCACTGGAGGAATCTGGTGAGTACAACTTCTTCGGCATTTATTCGCCGGAGCAGGTGTTGGAGGTTGTCTGATGCAAAATTTGTCGAAGAAGCACTTGAAACAGATTTACAGGCGCAGGAACGGCTTTGGCGGAGCTACCGTTATGTTAAGCAAGTTCTTTCGTGCCGCTCCGAACAACCGGGCAGATTACAATAAAATGATGGACTGGCGCTGGAGCATGTGCACAAACGTTCGCTACATGATTCCGGGAGAAAAATTAAACGGGGCAAAAAAAGTAGCTCTGAGACATGAAGGACTTGTTAAGAGTGCTTATTTCTTAAATGCCGGTCTCGCAGATTTAGGAGCGACGATTTTAGATGCTACGTCTAGTATCAACAATTTTACATCAAATTTGAGAGGAGTATTTGAAAAATGAAAGAACTTGAAAAGAAAGTTGCAGAAGCCGAACTCAAAAAGGTTAAAGATGAAATCTTGACGTATGCCAACAAAGATGAACTGGCAAATCAGGTCGTTACACGGACAACTGCCGATCCGGAATTTCGTCACTTTATTGTACTGACGATACGGGCGATTACCCTGATGAGAACGCTGGAGGAAGAGAACAATGATTAAGGACTCTGGCGACCGCACCGAATTTGAAACCGGTGCCAAGCGTGATATGCATGCAGGAAAGGGGCGGATGGATCTTTTGCCTTGGTATGGCATCATGGAGGTCAGCAAGCACTGCGAAGAAGGCGCACTGAAATACGGCGAACACAATGTTGATAAGGGCATCCCGCTGCATTCGCTGCTGGATAGTGCTTCTCGGCATCTGGCGAAGTACATGGTCGGAATGGACGACGAGGACCACCTGCGAGCTGCCTGCTGGAATTTGCTTTGGGCTCTTAACCAGCGCGTGACGCACCCGGAATTGGATGATAGGTTTGTGCCAAAGATGAAAAACTCGAACGATGAACAATTTATTACAGTTGTCTGCAGTTCCTGTGGTAGTCATTTTGAAGCGCCGACCGAATGGTGGGTCCGTAAAAGAGCACAGTATACCAATATTCCAGACGGAGTGATGACGACTTGCCCTCATTGTGGGAATGTAACAATCGTTCGGGAGGTGAAGCCTGATGAATGACTGGATGCGCGAAGTGGATTATGCAACCTACTGCCCGAAGTGCAAGAGCTTCAAGGTGCTGGAGACGGATGAACCCTGCAACGAGTGCCTGACGGAGTGTGCACGGGAGGGCAGCAAGAAGCCCGTGAAGTTCGAGGAGAAGACGCGAAAATAACAGACTCCTTTATGAGGTAAACTCATATTTGAAAGGAGATACTTATTATGAAAAAAGCATTGAAGGTTATTGTAAAAATGGCATGTATGTGCGGTGCCGTAGCATTACTGCTGTTTGAAGCTTATGACACATGTATTAGACCGAAGATCAATATGATCAAATCTGAGACATGGAACAAGGCTTGGGACAGCGGGTATAAATACGGATATCACAATGGCCGTTTTTGCGGACTGTATGATGCACTTAGAAACGAGTATATTACACATGAGGAATATGAGAAACTAATTGGAGAAGATTAAAGGTGAAGAGCCGTGGAGAAATCTGCGGCTCTTTGTTTTTTATCATCGAAGGAGATGCTTGTATGCAACGTATGAACATTAAATGCTGCCATTGTGGGGACTATACTCCATTTATCACAGAGGAGAACATTGAAGTTATTCCTCAAGTTAATCTCACAAGAACCGACATGGATTGTTTGGGCGATATCGCTGAGGCATTGAGGGAATGCGGTTGCTTGGGTACGTGTGATTTCTTACGCCGGGTTCAGAGTGAAGTGACCAAAATCGTAGAGTATCAGGAGGAACGGTGAACGCTAAATGATATTTGCTGAAGAGGATTTGAACTCTTTGAATGCTATTGCTGGACTATTGGCTTCATTCGGGTGTGATAGTCAGGCTGGCTGTGTGCTTTATATTCAGCACAAAATCGCAAAGACCATGGAGGCTGACGAAAGGAAATGCAGAAATGAGAAACATGTCTAAGAAAACCTGGAAACTCCGGGTTTGGAATCACATGACCGAGATGCAGAAGCTGGATTATCTTCTTACGAAAGCGGGCATTACGCATGAGATGGAAAGAAGATTTCCTGAGAACGATAAAAACCGGCCTGAAGTTTACGGCCCTGGAGCACTGCATGATGGGGGCTATCAGATTACAGTTCGAGATAAATCTGGCACATATCTGTGGGATGCGGTATGCGGTTGGTGCACTTACGGGTTTCCTCATTTACTCGAGGTGTGCGGGCTAGCACTTGTTGATCATTATGATGTCGAGGGCTGGCTCACGGCTCGGCAGGTTATGAAGATGTGGAGGCGTAGAAATGCTGCGAAAAATCGCTGATTTTGTCAAAAAGATATTCCGCATGGAGCCGATTCCGACGACGGTTAACACCCTGCGGGAGGCTTTGCAGGCCTTGGAGGTGGCTCGGAACCACTTCGAGCACTGCGACCCGGAATTTGTGGATGCAGCTATTTTTGAGCTGAACGCTGCAGAGTGCCGGGTGGATGCGGTTAGGAGGTGTGTGGGGTGACAACATTCTATTTTCCAGCTTACAAATGCAGCTTATGCGAACAGAAATTCAATGATGGCCTCTGCTATGTCGGTTTAGCCGATGCTCTAAATCATGTGCCTGAATCGAAAAAATATGAACCGGTTCACCACTGCGAGCATGGAAATATTGGTTTCGGAAAGTTTGCAGGGTTTGAAAGGGTTGATAAAAATGACTGATGTTTGGACGAAAGTTGGCAAATTTCTTGGCCGGGCTATTGCGCTGACACTTATTTTGTGCGCTTGGGCCATCATTATTGCATTCACGCTGAAGGTGCTTTGGTTTATCTGGTTTCGGATTCTGCTGTGAGGTAAGAAGGCTATGGACAATGAAAGAGTATCATATGAAGAAGCCGTAGAAGCTATCCGGAATTGGAGTAAGGCAGTGTACGAATTTTCTGATGATGACGTTGAAACCATCTACGCGAATGGCCGACCTATTGATATGGTAAGAAAACAAACTTGGAATGCCCTTACTGCATATGATCTTGAGCATGGCTACAGGGTTCCGGTTGGAAATTTCACGTCGATAGACGATGTTGCTTGGCTGTTGGCGAATGGCGATATCACTTTGCAAGACGCACGAATCTTGTGCGCTAACACCAATCACTCACTGGTTGATATAGAGCAAGCGGTAGGAAGTATTCGATACAGTCAGACAGAAACTACGGCCATCCCAGCTTGGTATGAAAAGAAAATATCTTGGCCGTATCGGTTGGTTGCTTTTCTAAACGAAGTAATTGATATGTTTGTACAAGCTATTACGGAGGATTTCTTATGAAGCACACGTTTATCTTTACCTGCACAGACAACGGTGGCGGCTATCAGAGCTTTGAAGTCAGGGCGACCGACAAGCAGGAGGCTATCAAGAAGGGCATGGCGTTTGCAAAGAAGCATGCTTCGGGTGATATCTGTGGGAATTGGACTTGCAGATTGATACAGGAGGATCTTTTATGAGATGTTGTCCTATGTGCTATTGTAAAGCATATTTGAAAAATACAGGCACGATGACCTGCGGTACGACTATGAAACTCCAATATGAGATTTCCTGTTCTAATTGTGGACTCGGTCCAGCTAAAACAGGTGCAGTCTTAATGACATATAATGAGCACAGCATGCAGGGTGTAATTGATGATTCAGATCTGAAGCAGCTTATTAAAGACTGGGATTCTATTTTGCGAGATCCCGAAAGAGAAAGGATTGCTAACATATGAAAATCGTTGAACCTAAGTACGAGATCCTCACTGATATTTCTGAGGGTGGCATCAAGGAGCTGCAGCAGATCGAGCGGGTGGCCCGGGTCTGCTACAAGAGCGAGGATAAGATCACGCCGGACGGTGAGTCGGCGAAGAAGCTGGTGGGCTTTCTGGTGAAGCAGGGGCATGAGGCTATGCTGGAGCATTCGCAGCTGTCCGTGCTGTTCACGTGTGACCGGGCCATTGCCAATGAGCTGGTGCGGCACCGCATTGCTTCTTTTGCACAGGAGAGCACCCGGTACTGTAACTACTCGAAGGAGAAGTTTGGCGGGGAGCTGAGCTTTATTCGGCCGTTTTATATTCCTAACGAGCCTAATGAAAATGCAATCAAAGCAGCTTCTTCGACAGAAGAATTTATAAAGCTCGAAACGGACTATCAAATCCACCATGCATGGTACTGGGCTTGTGATGATGCTGAAAAAAGCTACAAAACTCTCATCGCCAATGGTTTCCGTCCCGAACAGGCTCGTTGCGTGCTGCCGCTGTGCCTGAAGACTGAAATCGTGGTCACGGCCAACTACCGTGAATGGCGCAACATCTTCAAGCTGCGTACTCCTGTGGCGGCCCATCCTCAGATGAGAGAACTGATGTGCCCGCTGCTGAAGGAACTGCAGAACAAGATCCCGGTGGTGTTCGATGATATTTGCACGTACTGGCTGAATGATGACCAGACGGGAAAGGAAAGTGTGGAGAAGTGATGCGAATTGTGCTGCTCGCAAGCATTATTTTACAAGCTATCGCCAATTGGAATGTCTTTTGCTGAGAACATCGGCAAAGAAAAACAGAGAATCATCAGATATACAGGATGGTTCTTGCTTTTGATTTACATGATATTTGGTTGAGGTGATTAACATGATTGGCAAAGCGGACACCGCAGATATATTGGCAGGTCGTTACGTTGATGGAACGTGGTCGTATACGCAGGCTCTGTATGAGGCTAAAAAGCGTGGGGTTTCAAAAGAAGAATTTGATGCTGAGGTCTTTGCATGGCGAGTAGCTCTCGGTAAGGTTAAGAGGAGCTCGGGACAGCGGTGATAGGATGACTACATACGAATTCGTAGATAAGATTGGAGATGCAAAATGCAGCAGAAAACACATGACTTTCTCGTGAGAATGCAGGTGCCGATGGCGACATTCGGTGGAGATCTCATGGGAGAAGCGATTGATTTCGCTATTCATGAAATGCGGAATAATCGTTTTGTCACACTGACAGACATTGAAAATGTACTTAGCGATCGTTTTCACTGCAGTGCAAGTTCAGCGGATGCACGGCTTCGCAGGGCACTGGACGTGACTGAGTTTCGGTGTGGAGAGTATCCGAACCCTGAACTTGAGCGGCTTCGGGCCGAATATCAGGTTGATCGGTGGTCTGTGAAACGGTTCATTTATGCCGCGGCAAGGAAGGTGATGAACAATTTTGACTGATTCTCGGCAGCTTTTTGGCCAAAAACCCACTTCGTGGCCAAAAATTTTTGCAAAAATGGCCACAAAATATTACGATAATATGTAATAAAATTGCCATTTGGCCAAAAACCCACTTTTTTCTTTAACTTAATAAAAATTTTAAAATTTTATATATAGTAATTAAGGATAAAAAACGGGCTTTTGGCCACGGCGAAAGTTTAACGTCTTATCGAGCCGGAAAATGTTATAATATTTTAACCTTGAACTATATCCCCTGACAGTGTAATATAGAACTGCATTAAATAGACGTACTGCCCTTTAATGAAGTACGAGGTGAAAAATATGAACTATATGGATGCGCTTGCAAAAAATTGGCGTGAGCACGATTACTCTTTTGAAGGACGAGATGTTCTTCCGAATGGCGATGAAGTTTGGATCTACACTACATTGGAACTTGGTCTACCAGTGCTATGGGTGAAGCATCCAGACGGATCGTTTGACTACCGTGTTCTCCATACTCCCGGCTATGATAAACCAACAGGCGAACATTGGTGTTGGAACTGCCATTGCCAGATGGTGCATCATGATGATGAATGGCTGTGCCTGAAATGCGGAGATCATATCGATGATAACGACATAGAGCTTTTATCATCTCCGACAGAAGAAGCAAGCTATCCAGACGATGACCTTGAACCAGAACCTGAGTGGTACGACTGATACAGCAAATAAGATCTGCCTCTGCGCTAACAACGCAGGGGCTTTTCTTTTGCCCGAAAATAATAAAATCTTGCAAAAATTAGCAAAAACTGACGCGATAAAAACATGCCCTTTTATGGGGGGAATAGAACGCGTTTTGAACGCACTATTCCTTTTATTTTGGAGGTTTTTATCATGCTCGAAAACAAATTCAAACAGGGATTGACGAAAGAACTGAAAGAACGCTTTCCCGGCTGTGTAGTGGTCCATCTTGACCCGAACGAGGTGCAGGGGCATCCCGATCTTTTGGTTTTGTATGGTTCCACCTGGGCAGCACTCGAAGGCAAGCGCTCAGCAAATGCACCTCATCGTCCGAATCAGGATTATTATGTCCGTCAGATGAATGAGATGAGCTTTGCCGCTTTCATTTATCCTGAGAACAAGGAGGAAGTTCTCAATGCAATGGAACGATCATTCCAGGCTCGTGGGGCAGCACGCCTTTCTGGGTGCAAGTAAGTATCATTGGCTGAACTATGATACTCAACGCCTGGTGGATGCTTTCATGAGCTGTCAAGCAAAGGAGAAAGGCACTCGGCTTCATGCTTTTGCTGCAGAGTGCATTAACCTGAAGCAAAAGCTCCCGAAGAGCAAGAAAACCCTCAACGCATATGTCAACGATGCAATTGGTTTCCGCATGGACCCCGAGCAGGTTTTGTTTTACAGCGAAAACTGTTTTGGTACTGCAGATGCCATTGCATTTAACGACAAAGATAATTTTCTTCGTATTCATGATCTTAAAACAGGAGCTGTTCCAGCACATATGGAGCAGCTCTTTATTTATGATGCGCTGTTCTGCATGGAGTATCATGTCAAGCCGAAAGATATTCTTATCGAAAATCGCATTTACCAAAACGATGATGTTCTCATCGAGACACCAACGGCAGATATCATTGATCCCATCATCGAAAAGATTAAAGAATTTGACAAAATCATTGCGGATCTGAGATAAGGAGCAGCGTTATGAATCCAATTGAGAAAGACCTTAAAAACTACTACGGCACGAGTTCCGACTCTGATATTTTGGAGCATTACGGCACAAAGCGCCATTCCGGCCGATATCCTTGGGGTTCTGGCGATAATCCTTATCAGCACTCTGGTGACTTTCTGTCTCGTGTGGAAACGCTCAAGAAGAATGGCATGTCCGAAAATGAAATTTTAGATCAAATCAATAGCACTCTTCCCAAGGAGTACCAGCTCGGTCTTACCGAATTTCGAGTGGCTCGACGTAAAGCAGTCCATGAGCGCAAGGCATCTGAGTATGAGAAAATCGCTGCTTTAAAGGAACAGGGTCTCGGCTGGAAAGCCATCGGTGAAAAGCTTGGTATGAGCGAGTCCAGTGTGCGCTCAAAATATGCAGGCACTGCTGATAAAAAAGCGCAGCGTGCAGAGAATATTGCTGACACGTTGAAAAAAGAAGTGGACAAGAAAGGCATGATCGATATTTCCGAAGGTGCCAATCTTGTAATGGGTGTGTCACAATCAGAGCTTGACGACGCTGCGTATACGTTGGAAGCGGAATACGGTTACAAACGTTATGGCGTAGGTATCCGTCAGCCGACCAACATCCGTCAGCAGACTAACATTACGGTGTTGGCTAAGCCTGAATTCGACCAGAAGTATGCTTATCAGCATCAGGATCAGATTGATTCGCTCGGCGATTATCATTCTGATGATGGCGGTGATACGTTCAAGAAGCTTCAGCGTCCTGCAAGTCTGGATTCAAGCCGTGTTGCCATTCGGTATGGTGATGAAGGTGGCCTGGACAAAGATGGTGTCATGGAAATTCGCCGTGGCGTGCCAGATCTTGACCTTGGCAAGAGTCATTATGCGCAGGTTCGTATCCTTGTCGATGGTGACCACTATCTGAAAGGCATGGCTGTCTACTCGGATGATCTTCCCGATGGCGTGGACATCATGTTCAACACCAACAAACCTTCCGGCACGCCCAAAATGAAGGTCCTGAAGGAAGCGAAAGCTGATCCGGACAATCCGTTTGGTGCAGCCATCAAAGCCAATGGCCAGAGTACATACATCGGTTCTGATGGAAAGGAGCATCTTTCTCCTATTAACAAACTGAAAGAGGAAGGCGATTGGGATACAATGTCCCGAAATGTATCTTCGCAGTTCCTATCCAAACAGCCGAAAAAGCTTATTGAAAACCAGCTGAAGCTTACAATTGCGGATTATCAGGCGCAGTATGATGAAATCATGCACTACGATAATCCTACTGTTAAAAAGAAGCTGCTGAACGACTTTGCCGATACCTGTGAAGGTACGTCAATGACGCTGAAAGCATCGGCATTTCCGGGACAATCGACGAAAGTCATACTGCCTATCAACCGAATCAAGGAAACAGAAGCTTACTGTCCGACCTATGAGAATGGCACACAGCTTGCACTGATTCGCTATCCTCATGCCGGTACCTTTGAGATTCCGATTGTTACAGTCAACAACAAAAATGTCAGTGGCAAGCGCAATCTTGGACAGATTCAGGATGCTATTGGTATCAATGCTAAAGTGGCAGAGCGTTTGTCCGGTGCAGATTTCGATGGTGATACCGTTATGGCGATTCCTGTCAGCGATAAGGTTCCCATTAAATCTACTCGTCCGTTGGAACAGTTGAAAGGTTTTGACCCCAAGACTGCATATGCAGTTCCTGAAGGCAATCCCAACAACGTGCGTCTCATGAAAAAAGAAGAGAAGCAGCGTGAAATGGGCGTTATCTCGAACCTCATCACGGACATGACTCTTCGTGGTGCGTCTGAAGAGGAACTGGCTCGTGCTGTCAAGCATTCGATGGTTGTTATCGATGCAGAGAAGCACAAGCTGGATTACAAACGCTCTGAGAGGGAGAACGGTATCCAGGAACTGAAAGAAAAGTGGCAAATCCGTGTGGATGAGGACGGTACTACGCATTATGGTGGCGCATCAACGCTCCTGTCTCGGCGCAAGCAGACCATCCGTGTGCCTGAGCGTCGTGGTAGCGTGCGCGTGGATAAAGAAACTGGTGAACTCATTTATAAGGAGAGTGGGCGTGCCTTCATCGATCCGAAGACTAAGAAAGAGCGTATTGCCGAGGATACCGTAAGTCTGATTTCCGAGACAAAGGACGCAAGAACCCTCTCTTCTGGCACTATTCAGGAGAACTTGTACGCAGACTTCTCTAATAAGCTCAAAGCTATGGCAGCACAGGCCCGCAAAGAGGCGGTCAACATGAAGGGCATCCAGCGTGATCCTGAGGCAGCCAAGACATATGCTGCGGAAGTTATGTCACTGAAAGACAAGTACACCACAATGCTGGCCAATAAACCTAAGGAGCGCAAGGCAATGCTGATTGCCAATGCCAACATCAAGGCCAAAATTCAGGAACTGGGCTTAGACCCGCAAAACACTGAGGACAAGAAAGAAATCAAGAAGATTTCTTCTGTTGAAATGCAGCGCGCTCGCGATAAGGTCGGCGCAAGTGGGCAAAAGTCCAAAGTCAGGTTTAGCGACAGAGAATGGGAAGCTATTCAGGCTGGCGCAATTTCCGACAACATGCTGTCAAAGTTCCTGAATTCTTCTGATTCGGATGAAATCGTGAAACGCGCAATGCCCAAAACCACGGCTTCGTTGTCTTCGGCTAAGTTGACCAAAGCAAGAGCGATGTTGCGAAGCGGTTACACTTATAAAGAGATTGCACAGGCGTGTGGCGTTCCTGAATCTACCGTTTATGATGCACTTGGAAAGTGATAACAGGAAAGAGAGGCTTTGAATTATGGTTCGATGCTTTCTGACCACGTTCGATAATCCCTACAATCCGTATGAGCAGTTCGAGCAGTGGTATCAGTATGACATGGATCACGGCTATAACTCGTCTGGCCTGCTTATGCGGCTGGCACAGACCTCTTCTCAGTTCACAGACAATGAAAATGCCTACGAAATTGAGAAAGCAATCAATAAAATCGTGGCAAACGATCCAATTAACATCTACAAGAAGCTCAAAATCGAGATCAAGGACGATACCGGCTATGCACAAAGTGCTTAAGGCCATAGGGAGGGGTCTCAAAATCGACACCCCCCTCTCAAATCGCGCCGATCTTTGATATTTCCCCGGAGGGAAAATTGATATTTGGGCTTTAAACATGCTGCCGAGGCCTTGGGGTGTAGACTGAGGTTTCGACAGTTTTTGCAAGGGCTTATGGGGTGCGCGCCTCCTAAGAGCTTTCTGAGTTCATGACGTTTGACCTCCATCGGCATCGGGGCATTCTGTATTGTTCTCCTTTATACGGAATGTTTGCTTTCTCCCTTCAAATGAAAAGCACTGCCACAGCACCCATAAGCCTTTGCAAAAACTGAATTTTAGACAACAAAAGAAAGAGGGCCTTTTGAATGCGACCGAAGAAGAACACACCGGGAGAAGCGGCTGTGGCTTCGGCCCGGCCTGCAACAAGTCCGGAAGCACAGGAACAGTACATGATAAACCTGACCATGCAACTGGTGGAAAGAAGGCTACGAGAAGGGACGGCTTCAAGTGCAGAAACAACGCACTTCCTGAAGCTGGCTACTATGAAAGCGGACCTTGAAAAGAAAAAACTGGAAGAAGAAAACAAACTGCTCCGGGCAAAGACCGAGACACTAGAAAACGCAAAGGACACCAAAGAAATGTACGCAAATGTGCTGAAAGCCATGGCAAAGTACAATGGCGTGGACGAAGACGAGGCCCCAGACTATGAGTTTTAAAAGCTCTTATGCAGCCTGAGTCGTTCTGGCAGTGCTGTTTTTTATCTACTTTACAGCAGCGGTTTTTCTGGTAAAGCGCAATATCCTGTGCGAATGGAAGGCAGTTCTTTTGACTGGAGCAGTTGCATGGGCACCGATGCTGCTTACAGATGACATGTTGCGGAAGAAAGGATTTTTATGATGACGGCATTTGAAGAAATCTGTTTCTGGCTGATGGCGGCGATGCCGTGGATCATGCTTGCATGCTTGTTCACAGACCGAGAACGACCAACAAGCAAGCGGTACTGGTGGTATTTGCCTCCTAGTATTCTGTCGCTTTTGACGGCTATCGCGGTCGGGCTTCCACAAATTGTTGATAAGCGGATCGGCGGGTTTGGATGTTGGTGTACGCTTATTTTTGCATTTGTATGCGCTTACCATGACGAAATGGAAGGTCTTGCGAACCTGCACGGTAAGCTGATTTGTCTTTCGATAATTTGTGCCGCATTTGCCATGGTCTGCTGGTGTATGGGGTACTAAGCATATGCCCAGAAAGACATACTCTGAGCTTTGCCAGCATGTGACCTTTGAAGACCGCTTCCATTATTTGCAGCTCCACGGCAAAGTTGGATTTGATACTTTTGGCTTTGACCGGTGGCTAAATCAGAGTTTTTACCAGTCAAGAGAGTGGCGGCAGTTTCGGGACAGGATCATTGTGCGGGACGCTGGGTGTGACCTTGCGTGCAAAGACCACGAGATCACCGACTGGGTGATACGAAACGGCAAACCCATCCGGCCGCGCATTATTATCCACCATCTGAACCCGCTGACGAAAGAGGACGTGCTTCAGCACTCAGACGCACTTCTGGACCCGGAAAACGTAATCTGCGTGAGCGATCGGACCCACAAGGCCATCCACTATGGAGATGATGCGATCCTAAAGCCTGCATTTGCCGAAAGACGACCGGGCGACACTTGCCCATGGAGGAAATGAAAATATGAGTGACTATATTTATCACTATGGTATCAAGGGCCAGAAGTGGGGTGTGCGGCGCTATCAGAACCCGGATGGAACACTTACGAGCATGGGAAAAGCACGTAAGCGCGCCATAGATGTAAACCGAAACATGGACGCTGTAAACGACATTGTAAAAACAATGTCCCGAAAAGACAAAGAACTCCTTAATCTTGATGGCGATGTTTACCAGCAAAGTGCCGAGGATGGGGGTGCATACGTAAAACGTTTTATTGAAAAATCAGGTGATGTGCCTATTTCCTTTTTTGATATCATTGGTGATGAAAAGGGAGTAGCAATTTCTATTGGAACAAGAGCTGGAAGTGAATATCGGAACAAGGGTTATTGCTCAAGAGTAGCCAGAAAAGGCATGAAATGGCTGGATGCACACAAAGACGAATACGACCAAATTGTCTGGTGGGCCAGAAAAGACAATGCTGGATCTATAAAAATCGCTGAGAAATCTGGATTTAAGCTGGATGAAGCATCGGTACTCCCAGATGATCCGTGGATCAAGTATCAGTACAAATAAGGAGGAAAACAAAATGAAAAACGATGCAATGCTGAACCGTGCAAAGCAGCTGGTGGTGGACTACTTTAACGCTCACGTGGACGTGACCGACGGCAAGAAGCTGACGATGGAGGACGTGTTCATCGTATGGTTCAGCAAAACCCTGCAGAACTGGAAGGCGCTGGTGAGCACCACCGTGTCTGACGGTATGTACTACGAGATTACCCACAACGGCGATAAGGGCGAGACCTATCTGGACGCCTACAAGAAGTGGGACAACCAGTGCATTGTAGACTGAGGTGATCGGAAATGGACAGTATCCTTACCTCGGTGAAGAAACTCCTTGGACTGACCGAGGAGTACACGGCGTTTGATGCAGACCTTATTATGCACATCAACAGTGTGCTGATGATCCTGCGGCAAATGGGCGTTGGGCCTCAGGAGGGCTTTGGCATCAGCGATGCAACGGCAACATGGAGCGAGTTTTGCCAGAACAGGGCGGACATTGAAGCGGTAAAGAGCTATACGGCGCTGAAGGTGAAGATGCTATTTGACCCGCCGCAGAGTTCCAGCACGATGGAAGCGACCAAAAACCTTATCAGCGAACTGGAATGGCGGCTGTATGCCGAGTGCGACAGGGAGGAGAAACAATGCGGATGCTGAAGTTTGCCGTGGAAGGGCAGCAGCTGGCAAAGCGCGGTGATTTTGCCGGCGTGACAGCCGGAAGCAAAGGCTATCTGCGCTGCCACTTTGAGCAGAGTGACCCGGAGTGGCTTATGGCCAAGAAAATTGCTGTGTTCAATGACGAATATGCGGTGACTGTGAGCGCGGAAGGTGAGTGCGCCGTACCCGACGAGGTGACGGACGGAAAAAGCTTTAAGGTGTATCTTGCTGGCCAGAATGGCAAGACGCGGATGATAACAAACAAGGTACTGATCGAGCAGGTGAAGTGACATGGTGGATTTGGACAAGCAGTTTGCAGCAATGGCAGATGTGAGCGAAGAAGATACCGCTTACGATTTTGTGATCGATGAAGACCTGCGAGTGATCGCTGTGCCAGAACGCGGTGTGGTGCTGGGCGTTGAGGGAGATAAAGACGCGAACCGCATCCGATTTAGAATGAACAAAACATGGCGCGGATACGATATGTCGAAGTTTGACCTGCGCATCAACTACCAGAATGCAAACGGTGACAAAAACTATTACACGGTGACGAGCAAACACACTGAAGGCAATGCGGTGGTGTTTGACTGGATTGTGGCGGCGGATGCTGTAGCATATCAGGGCGATGTGTTCTTTATTGTGGTGGGCCTTATTACCACTGGCGGAATGGTGAACTGTGCGTTCCACACGACGCTTGGTAAGGCAAAATGCCTGGAAGGCCTGGTGGTAGACACAAAAACTGACATTTCTGAGATCCGGGACTTTATGGCGACGCTGAAGGCGGAAGTGGAGGCATACGGACAGACCTTTGTGAATGCCGCTGCTGCCAGTGCAAAGGCAGCAAAGGCCAGCGAAACAACTGCTGCCAGTTCGGCCAGTGCGGCAAAGACCTCGGAGACAAACTCCGTGACCAGTGCGAAGGTCGCAAAAACGAGTGAAACGAATGCCAGCACCAGCGCAAGCGCAGCAAAGACTAGCGAGACAAATGCGGGTACCAGCGCCGCCAGTGCTCAGGCCAACGCAAAGAAAGCCGAAGCGGCGCGAGATGATGCCAATACCAGCAAAACCGCAGCTGCTGGCAGTGCAGCAGCCGCAAAAAAAGATGCCCAGACAGCATCCAGCGCGGCCAGCACTGCCACAGGTGCGGCAAGCACTGCCACAGGTGCGGCAAGCGCTGCCAAGACCAGCGAGACCAATGCGGGCACAAGTGCATCCAATGCGAAGGGCAGCGAAACAAAATCCGGTGAATACCTGCAGGCCACAAAGGAATATTTCGAGCAGGTGCGCACCATTACGCTGGGTGCGCAGGGCTGGTATGAGACCTCAGACGCCCTGACTGCTGCGGTGCCCGTGGGTGAAAACGGCTGGTGGGCTGTGGTGGGCACCACGGACAGCATCTGGGTATGGGACCGCGACACCAATGCCTGGCGTGACAGCATGGTGACGGTAAACATGAGCGACTACTACACCCGCACGCAGGTGGATAAAAAGCTGACTGACAAAGCAAACAAGACCGCCGATGACCTGAACACGATGATCAACGCGCTGAGCGCGGGTACCAGCACCCCGCAGGATGCAGATTACTATGTATCCCAGTATGTCGGCGGCGGAAGCACAACGACCACCTACCACCGTCAGCCCATGAGTGCGCTGTGGGCCTACATCAAGAGCAAGGCAGCCTCTGTGTTTGCGGCCAAGAGCCACACCCACAACTATGCCGGTTCCGGTTCTGCGGGCGGCTCGGCCAACAGTGCCGTCAAACTCGATACAGCAACAGCGGGCAGTGCGACGAAACCGGTATATATCATCGGCG